CAGGTCAGTATGTTATTAGATATGTTGCTAAAAGACTTAATGAATATCTAAACAAGATATGTAAAACTAAAAATGTAGACTATTCATTTTATTCAGATACTGATTCAACATACATTACACTTGGTAAGTTTGTAGAACAAAACTTTCCAGATAAATCTAATAAAGAGATATCTATACTATTAGATAAGTTTTGTGAGACTGCTTTATCAAAAGTAATAGATAAAGCATTACAAGATATATTTAAGTATGTAAATGTATATCAAAAGAAGTTATCTTTTAAGCGAGAAGTAATTGCTGATAGTGGTGTATGGTTAGCTAAAAAGAGATATGCATTAAATGTATATGATTCAGAAGGTGTCGTTTATGAAAAACCTAAACTAAAAGTTCAAGGTATGGAGATAGTAAGATCTTCTACTCCTGCTTCAGTTAGGTCTACACTTAAAGAATCTGTAAATATTGTGTTAACAAAGGATGAAGAAACATTACGTAATTATGTTAGAGATATCGAAGATAGATGGCATAAGTTACCTCCACCTGATATTGCTTTTCCAAGAACTGTAAATAATGTAACAGAATATAAAGATTCAAGTTCTATTTTCAGGAAAGGAACACCCATACACGTTAAGGGTGCATTGATGTATAATCATTTACTCACAACAAAAAACTTGAATCAAAAGTATCAAGAAATATATGATAGTGATAAAATAAAGTTTGTTTATCTAAAGAAACAGAATCCATTAGGTATAAATGTTATTACATTCCGTTCAGAGATACCACCTGAGTTTAGATTAGATGAATACGTAGATTATGATATGATGTTTTCGAAAGCATACTTGGAACCTTTACAATCACTTCTCAATGTAGTTGGTTGGAGCGTTAAAGAGCAAGCAACTTTGGAGGGTTTATTTGGTTGAAGTCACTCCCATTGATCTTTATCATAATAATATTTATAATAGCTTTTTATAGCGAATCTTGTAGAGGTGTATTATGTCCTTAATGGAAAAATTACAAAAAAATACGACAATAAAAGATACAAGTTTATTGTCTGAATCTAAGTTCTTTAATGCTAAAGATATGATTCAAACACCAGTTCCAATGCTTAATGTGGCATTATCTGGTAGATTAGATGGTGGTTTAACACCAGGTTTAACAGTATTTGCAGGTCCGTCTAAACATTTTAAGACAGCATTTGCATTACTTCTTGCTAAATCTTACATGGAGAAATATAAAGATGCAGTGGTTCTTTTTTATGATTCTGAGTTTGGTTCTCCTCAGTCTTATTTTGAGTCCTTTGGTATTGAGACTTCACGCGTCTTGCATACCCCCGTCACGGACGTCGAGCAACTTAAGCATGATTCTATGCAGCAGCTTAATAATATTGAACGCGGTGATCGCGTTATATTTATTATCGACTCTGTTGGCAATCTAGCATCAAGAAAAGAAGTAGAAGATTCATTAACAGGCAAATCAGTAGCTGATATGTCAAGAGCTAAACAATTGAAAAGTCTGTTTAGAATGATAACACCTCACCTTGCTATCAAAGACATTCCAATGGTTGTAGTTAATCACACTTATAAAGAGATTGGCATGTTTCCTAAGGATGTTGTATCAGGTGGTACAGGTGTTTATTATTCAGCAGATAACATTTATATTATTGGTCGACAACAAGAAAAAGATACATCTGGTTTAACTGGATATAACTTTATTATCAATGTCGAAAAGTCTCGCTATGTTAGAGAAAAAACTAAGATAGCGGTAGAAGTAAGTTTTGAAGGTGGTATAAGTAAATGGTCTGGTCTAATGGATACTGCATTGGCTGGAAACTTTGTTACTAAACCTTCAAATGGTTGGTACAGTAGGAAAGACGAAGATCAAAAGTTTAGAATGAAAGATACATACACTAAAGAATTTTGGTTACCAATCATATCAAGTAAAGATTTTCAAGATTATATCGAAAGTAAATTTAAGTCTTCTGGCTCTAATCTAATGACAAGTAGTTTATCAGAAGACGACTTAGAGAAAGAGTTTGCAAATGCTACGGAATGATTTATACAGACCATGGTTTGCTGATGATAAGCAATGGGGATTTGAAATACTATCTGGTGACTTTCAGGGATTAGTTGTTCAGTTAGAAAATATTGATATGTTAGAAGAAGCTAAAAATGGTATTGGTGTTAATTATCATGTCATACACAAACCAGAGCATTTAACTAAAGATGTAATGCAAGGTGAGATGCTTAATCAAACATTTGATTTGATTATAAACGATATTTTACAGGAGGCTATGCAAATAAATGACGAATACAATAGAGATAACAATATTAAGGAATCTAATACACAATGAGGATTATCTCAGGAAAGTAGTACCATTTCTTAAAGAAGAATACTTCTACGATCAAAGTCAAAAGATTATATTTAACTTAATTAACGACTTTGTAAAGAAATATAACAAAACACCAACGGAAGAGTCACTACAAATAGCATTACAAGATAGTAATGTATCAGAAAGTTACTTTGAATCAAGTAACACTTTATTAAAGTCATTAAAACAAGAGAATATAGACGATAAATGGCTATATGATACATCAGAAAAGTTCTGTAAAGATAAAGCCGTATACAACGCTATATTGAAGTCTATAGCGATTATTGATGGTAAAGATAAGAAGTTATCAAAGGAAGGAATACCTGATATTCTGACTGAAGCACTTGGTGTGAGTTTTGATAGATCAGTTGGTCACGACTACATTGAAGATGCTGAGTCACGATATGATTTTTACAATAGAAAAGAAGATCGTATACCATTTGATTTAGAGTATATGAATAAGATTACACAAGGTGGTTTACCAAACAAAACACTTAATATTGTTATGGCAGGAACTGGTGTTGGTAAGTCTTTATTCATGTGTCATATTGCTTCAAGTATATTGTCTCAAGGTAAGAATGTTTTGTACATTACACTCGAGATGGCTGAAGAAAGAATAGCAGAAAGATTAGATGCTAACTTACTTAACATTGAACTTGATCAGATAAAGGATTTACCTAAACAAATGTATAATAGTAGAATATCAAAGTATTCTGAAAAGACAAATGGTAAGTTAATTGTTAAAGAATATCCGACTGCAACAGCTCACACTGGACACTTCAAATCGTTACTAAATGAACTATCTCTTAAACGTGATTTTGTTCCAGATATTATTTTTATTGATTATCTTAACATATGTGCATCTTCTAGATTTAAGCAGAATGCAAATATCAATTCATATACATATATAAAAGCTATTGCTGAAGAATTAAGAGGTCTAGCTGTTGAATATAATCTACCTGTCGTGTCAGCTACTCAGGTTAATAGATCTGCGTACGGGAGCTCTGATGTAGAGTTGACAGACACATCCGAATCATTCGGTTTGCCAGCCACAGCAGATTTTATGTTTGCACTTGTCAGCACTGAAGAGTTTGAAGACATGAATCAACTCATGGTCAAACAATTGAAAAACCGATATAATGATCCAACCATAAATAAAAGGTTTATGATAGGTGTCGATAGGGCAAAGATGAGATTATATGACGTAGATCAATCAGCGCAAAGTAACATTCTTGACAATAAGGATGGAATAGACGATAATATAGATTATTCCCTTGATAAAGTGTTTAACAAGGACTTTTCAGGAATTAAAGTATAGGAGAAGAGGTGTATTTAAGTAAAGCAATTGATAGTGCTATAGAAAGTAACAAAGATAAGTTTGTAAGAAAACAATCTTATCGTGATCTGTTGCGTGTACTTAATGATACCTTTAATTATAAAGATCTAAAAATTGTTATAGAAAAATTCGAAGACTTTGGTCATAACGAATATAGTTTCAGTGGTCTTTATGATATGGTAGAAGATAAAAAATATATTGTTCTTAACTTATCTAAAAAACATAGAAAGTTTGAGATGAGTAATGTCATGTTTAAAGATTTTAAGTTTCTTCTATCTCAAGTATTACAACATGAATCATTACACCAATGTCAATGGTCTCATAGACCTGAAGAAAAAGAACCTTGCCATGTTGACTTTAGAGATAATGGTATGGGACAGTCAAAAGAAGAAGAAAGATTATATCTATCCTGTGTAGATGAAATAGAAGCATATGGACATGATATTGCTTTAGAAATAAAATATTTTTATCCTAGAACTGATCCATATAAGATATTAAGGTATATGGGAAGATATAAAAGACTCACATCATTCTTTATATACAAAAAAGCATTCAAAGGAATAGACTGGAATAATATTAAAAAAAGACTGTTGCGTAAAACATATGATTGGGTAAGAAATGAACGAATTTAATTTTTTAGACTTTGCACATATTTTACTTTTGTTTATGACATGCGTTGCGTGTTATGTATCTGGAAAGTCAAAAGGTGCTAGTGAGATGTGTGAGATGTTATTAAATGAGAGAATTATTAAGAATAGTGATTTAGATAAATTAAAAAGAAAATATCGTGAGTAACACATAGTTGACTTATGATAAATAATGCTGTACAATAAAAGGGTAGTATTAACTTTAATCAACTTTGGAGATTTGCATATATGAAATTCGATACCAAGACAATTCGTGGGTTTCTTCTTTCTCAGCTTACTTCTGGTAAGGCTGTAACAGCTACTAAAGTAGCTAAGAAGTTTGGTACATCATCTAACTCTGTTTCAGCTCGTATCAATGAGCTTAGGTCAGATGGTTTTTCAATCTACGGTAACTCTGGTAGTGATGGATCAAAGACATATCGTCTAGGTAAGCCATCACGTGCTATGGTTGCTGCTGCTTACGCTGCACAGGGGAGTGCAGTATTTAGTTAAGTTTTGCAATACGGACATGGGCGTACACCTCCTCTCTTCCTCCCGCCCTCCTAAAAATGTCGCTAGATGGTCGTAACTAGCACTCTTATAAAAAACTCTCTTTTTACCCGCCATATGTCCTGCTTAGCTCGACGGCGGGTTTTTTTTGACCTTTAGAAAGACTAAATAGTGCATGGATGATGATAAGAACCCCAAGATATCAAATTTAGATTTTCATAAATTAGTTGAGAAAACTTTTAAAGGTAATATACCTAATGTTAATATAGACTATAATCGCAAAATTTTTACAAATGTAATGTATAAAAATTTTAAATT